GGCAATTTTATCATTTTGTTTTAAAAACACAAATTATTATTATGATCTTACGTCTACTGTGTCACATAAAGATTTTCTTTACCCTGATCATGAGCTACTGTTTGTTTTAATAGGGAGTCTTGTGGATCAAGGTGTTACTGTTTTAGATTTAACTATATTAGTAAGTTATGCCCAAAGTGGCGGTGTTTTAGATGCACTCGGTGGGGTTCAGTATCTACAATCAATTAGTAGTATGGAGGTTTCTGATGTAAATTTTAAAGCTTATGTAGGTAGGGTCCTTGAAGCTTCTATTAAGTATAAAACATATTTGAAATTAAAGCAGCATTTAAAACATGTTGAGGAGAATTCAAGTGATGGTAAGAGTAGTGAGGAGCTTATTACTGGTATAGAGTCTGACATGTTAGACATGACTGGGGCTATAAAAAACGCTGAAGAGCCAATAGAGCTTGGGTCAAGTATTGAAACTTTTATACAGGAAAGGAAAGATCATAAAATAACTATGACTGGTATTTCTACCGGCTATCCAATTCTTGACAAACAAATAGATGGTTTAATTCCAGGAACTTTGACTGTTATTGCTGCAAGGAAGAAGATGGGAAAGAGTGCTTTTATGACTAATATTGGGGAGTATGTTGCTTATAATTTAAAAAAACCTACATTATATATAGACACCGAGTTAACTTTTCCTGAGTGGCAGACTAGAGCTATAGCTAAGTTGTCTAAGGTGAAGGAACGTGATGTTAAGCACGGCGGTTGGAGTGCCGAACAGCTTTCTAGAATACAGAGGGCCGCTAAAAACATGGCGGATGGAAAGTTTTTTCATAAGTACATGCCTGGATACTCTGTTGAAAAAGTAGTAGCTTTGTGTAAAAAATACAAGTTGAAAGAAGATATTGGACTAATTGTGTTTGATTATATTAAAGAGCCCGACCTGGCCTCAGCTGACAGTAATAGAAAAGAACATCAGTTGTTGGGTGACATTACCACTAAGCTTAAAGATTTGGCAGGTATACTAGATGTACCTGTTCTTACAGCAGTACAACTTAATAGAGCCAATGACATTGCAGACAGTGACCGTATAGCCAGGTATGGGGATATTATCGCTATGTGGGGCACAAGAACGGAGGACGAACGTGCACAGGGGGGCAAAGATTGTGGTAACTATAAACTACACATTACAGATACACGTAGGGGAGGTAGTACTTTGTCTGAGGGAATAGGTTATTGGTTTTTTAAAGAGTATTTGGATATAAAAGAGGTCACTCCTGCAAACCAGTACTTTATAAATAATAACAGTGAGGTATTTACAGATGATGGCGCAAATGACAGTATGTACTCCAAGTACAACAGTAAAACAGCGTGGCAAGGTTGAGGGACTTAAGGAGCGTGCTCAGGCTGTAAAGCAACTTATAGATGTTACATTCCTTATAGAAAGTTTAGGGTTTGTTATTAACAATAATACTAACAAAGAGTTAAGGTGTGCGTGTATAATACATGGAGGGGATAATACTACTTCCTTTAGAGTTAATAAAGAGCTGAACACTTGGGTGTGTTTTTCACATAAATGCCATGAAACACACGGTAATGATGTGTTTGGACTAGTTATGAGTGTTAATGAGTGCACATTTATGCAAGCTTTGGACTACTTAGAAGATCTTACAGGGAGTAAAGGCCTAAGTGGAGAAAAAAGTGCCCAATTTAGAATGAATAGGGAAAAAACTAATTTTGTAAGTAACAATGTAAGTAGGAATGAAAAATCAGTTATAGTTGATGAGAATAAGCTTAAGTTCTATAAACCATTTAGGTCCCCTTATTTTATTGAAGATGGGTTCAGCGAAGCAACGTTGGATTACTTTGAAATAGCTGGCGGATACACCGATATTGATGGCAATCTTAGAGATATAATACCTATAAGAAATCATTTGGGGGAATTGATGGCTTATAGTTTGAGGGACATTAGACGGGAAGGTACTATATATAAGAAATATAAACTAACTCCTGGTTTTGAAAAAGATTCTGTCCTTTATAATTTACATAATGCAAAGAAACTTCTAGGTGAAAAAGTACTAATAGTTGTAGAGGGGTTTAAAAGTGTGTGGAAGCTTCACGAGCTGGGAATAGATAATTCAGTAGCGTGTATGGGCTCAAGCATAACTATGGGACAAGCAGCTTTGATATATACTTATGCTCAGAATGGTGTTGTGTTTTTCTTTGATAATGATTATGCAGGGGCTTGTGGGTTAGGTAGGTCCTATGATTTAGTTAAAGGCAAGATAACTACATATGCAGAAGTTATAACGGAGACAGGTGCTGATGGGGATGGCCTGGACCCTGCAGATCTCCCTGACGATAGGTTATTACACTATATGGAGGATTATAAATAATATATGGAAGGTGAAAATTTTGTACGTATGGTGGGGTTTGTAAAATATCCTAAATATAAAATAGTTGGTCAGAACAATTCCCCGATGTTTAAGGGGTCTTTAGCTCTCCCTGTTAATGGGAAATATCAGTATGTAAAAGTAGCAGCTTGGTATGACATGGCAGAGGCTCTTAACGAGTTACCGGCTGAGACTTTTATTAAAATACACGGACATGTAGAAGAGTCTTCTTACTACGGTGCGTGTAGGAAGTGTGGAAATGAGGAGAAGAAGTATTGGACAGAAGTAATAATAGATAATTTCATAGTGATAAATTTGGAGGTATGATGGAAAACAATGTATATGAAGGACTACCGGCAATTTCTTTATTGCCAATTAACACAGTTAGATTTAAAGTATTAAAACAGGTTATGGTCTCTATACCTAAAACTGGTTTGTATTATAAAGTAAATAAGGAGGTTTTTTCTGAAGAAGATGGGGAATTTGACCTATTCGCAGAAGATTCCTTAGATATACCAGCTATAACTAAAGTTCTACTGGCTACAGGTAAGTACCCAAAGCTTGGGGGTAATCAGTTATTTACACTGTCTTATATAACTGTAAATGATAACGCTATAGAACTTAGAGGTAGTATTTTAGATGTAATTGGCGTAAAAGGAGAAACTAATGCTCAGGAAACCGATATCTAAAACAAATGGAAATATTTTGAGTTTAGATGTATCGGCATCCTCCACAGGGTGGTCAGTTATTACGGGTAAGGGGACTGTTTTAAAATATGGAACTATAGTTACTAATCCTAAATTGAAAACTCCTGCTAGGTTGGATAAATTTAGGAAGGAAATAAAACTATTGTTGGTAAGGCATAAACCCGTAGTGGTTTTACTTGAGGATACTTTTTCTGGAAAATTTCCGGCGGTAGTAAAGTTACTTGCTAAGTTTGGAGGAGTAGCTGAACAGGTTGTTTTTGAACACTGTAATGCGTGTCCATATATAATAAACAATAAAAGCGTTAAAGCTTATTTTAAAACAAAAAACAAAGAAGCTCTTTTTGAAACTGTAGCTGATTTATTGGGATGGGATCAGGATGTATTTTCTTATAAAAAATATAATGATATAGTTGACTCTATAGCACAATTGATGTATTATAGTGATGAAGTGTTAGGTAGGAAGAAGTACAGGTTTGAGTGTGACTACGGTTACAAGTTTTTATATAAACAATAAAGGCAGAGGTTATTTATGGCAAGACCGATAAAGATAAGTGCTACACGGATACAATCATTTCTAAAATGTAAAAAGAAGTACTGGTTCCAGTATGTAAAACATTTACCTAAGATGGGCAACCCAGCCTTTAGACTTGGTATAGCTTGTCATGAGTCTCTAGAGGTAGCAGGTAGATTGTGGATGGAGCATGGTCATTTAACAGACGATGATAAGAAAGCTGTACTTGCTTTTTATAATGAGATATCCATAAGAGAGGGTATAGAGGAAATGGAAGCACACCACTTAGGCGTGGAGTTGGTAACCAATAGAATAAATAATTTTGACATTGGTGAAAAGATAGTTAGTTTAGAGGAAACTTTTGGTTTCTTTAAGAGCAAATTTCCTGATTTAGAAACTGACCTTGGTGTTCCTTTGATAGGTGCAATGGATAAAGTAGTTGAGTTAGATGAAGACTCTTTACTAATTATAGATTATAAAACATCTAAAACTGCGCCTACGCCGGACCAATTAAAAACAGATTTACAGTTATCTCTCTATGATTTAGTAGCAAATATACTGTATCCAAATTACAAACGAATAATTCTATGTTTGGATATGCTTAAATCAGATCCAGTGTATTCTTATAGAACCCCAGAGCAGCGTGACGAGTTTGGTAAATATATAAAAGAGATACATACGGCTATGGTTAACTTTAAAGAGAAAGAAGCCAAACCTAGTTTACATATGTTATGTCCATGGTGTGATTTTAAAGATTATTGTGATGAGTATTTAAAAGCAATATCAAATACAGAATATGAGTTTTTACCAATTATGAACCTTTCAAATGAAAAACTTATAGAAGAGTGGGATAGGATTAAAACAGTTACCAAGTTACTTGATATGAGAAAAAAAGAGCTTAACATGGTTATTATGGAAAAAATTAAAGACAGTGGAACAGATCTGATTGTAGGTGATACAAAAGTAATTGTAAGGCAGAACGCAAGAACCAATTATGATACTAAGCTGTTAAAAGAAGTTGTAAATTATGAGGACTATGTGGGTATGAGCTCTGTAAGTAAGAAGGCAGTTGACACCTACTGCTCCAAAAATCCTGCTAAAAAGAAAGACATTGAAAAGGCTGCAATAGTAAATTTTACTGCCCCGTTTCTAATGGCTAAGGACATGGCTACTAAGAAGAAAAAATCTAAGAAAAAAACTTGACAATTTGTTTTGATTAATGTATAATGTTTAAGT